AATCCTGTGATCTCATACATGATCGATGGATCGCCACCGACGAGCCGCTGTCCAGTCACAAGACTCGTTCCGTCGACGGCATTAACATATCCAGTCAGACTTGTCGATGCACGGATTGCACCGTTGACCATGGACTCGTTTGGCGTTGCAGGTTGCAAGTAGACCGTGACGGTCACTGCAGGCACAGCTGCTGCATACACCCTCGTGTATGCGCCGCCTGCGTCGACACTTTCAGTTCGTCCGTAAATCGTCAGGCTCTGACCGAATTGAGCAATGAGACCGTCGACGCTCATCGTATTTCTTTCCAACTCCCGAGCATGTCTTCCATCATCGCCCTTGATGAATCCGCACTCGCCATCGAGTACGAGTAGTCGCCGAGCGACTCGCTCTGTAGCGATGTGTCAGACTTGCGAGACAAGTACATCGTGCCTGCGATGACTAAGCACGCCTGATGGATGTCGTCGGGCACGGTCGTATAGCCTGCGGAGTACTCGATCAGCGTCGACTGCAGCGCACTTGGATATCGTGCGCTATACGATCTCATCGTGGGAAATGCGTCCTGACGAATCGTGACGATCCCAAGGTACGAGTCGTAGACAAACTCGCTCGAGACATTCACACCTGTCAGCACGACTGAAGATTGTTTGACATCTCCACCGGCTCGAGGATGGAGTTGTGCACACCGCATCGCAGTCGTTGCAGTTGCGCTGAATCCTGCGTAATTGCTTGTGATCTCTGCAGCAAGCAAAGTCGTTGTAGGGAAACTTGAGAACTCGATTGTATTTGTGCTCGAAGTGCCTGCGCTGGTTGTGCGGACTAGGGTTATGCCAGGTGACAGCACGCCGTTTGCAACTGTGCCGAGCGGGTCGGTGTTGACAGAAACTGTCAATCGCACATCGCTTGCAGTCGTTGATGTAATCGTCATCCCTGCAGCAAGTCCTGTGTATACGCCCACAACATTGTTGATCGGATACTGCTTGACACGCACGCTGCGAACATCGTTGCCGCCATACCACTCAAAGTAGTTGCGCAGTTTGATCTGTCGACCGATCCACCTTTCGATCTTCGCACTTGCGTGATCGATGTACTGCTCAAGGATCGTGTCGTATGTGCTGACGGTGATTCCGAGATGCGCTTTCAGTCCTATGAGTGTCGTGAGTGCATATTGTCCTACTGCCATAATTGATCCTATGCAGGCGGTGCAATTTCGGGCGGTTGATCCTGCGGTCCGTTGCGCCATCCTTCACGACTCTTGACATACCACGGCTTTCCTGATCGCAAGTAGTTGTGCGTCGACTGGTGTAGCGACTGCAACTTCGGTCCAGGCCATGTTGCGACCGTCTCGATGTGACCGATCGAGACTTTCGGTGTCACGCCGATCTTCCAGTTCGCCTTCTGCGTTTGTTTCCAGAACCAAATATCGTCGTCGATCTTATCCCCTGTCCAGTCGCCTTCGTCGTTCGGCATCGATGCGAACCACGGCTTGGGCAACTTGCGCAGCGAGTCCATGCGGATCAAGGTGCAGCCGAAGTGCATCGATGAAACCTCGAACCAGTCCTGTTGCAGATCGTGCGTGTTGAGCCGCCGTGGTATCCAGTTGGTGGATGCAACGCAGAGCGGAGCGAGTCGCTCACGACCTGACTGCAGCGGAGCGAGCGCATCGAGCCCGTCCCGCTCGGCGATCTCACGCATGGCGACAATGTCCTGCCAGTCAAAGAGCGAGTCGTAGTCGATCGTCAGAGCCCACTTGATGTCGGTCTCCTGTGCGAGCATCGAGAGGATGCGCTGCATGCCCTGCCCGTAGAACACGCCTGACGAGTTCGTGATCGTGATGCCTAGTGCGCTTGTGATCTTCTGACAACAGAACATCGTGTCGGTCCATGTCAGTCTTGGCATAGTCATCACGCCTTTAATGTCGAGATACTTCGGCGGATTAACCATCGCACCAACTGCAAGCGGCTTGCGACCTGCGAGGTTGAGCGAGATTGGGAGATCACTGCAGTCGATCGGCTCTGTGTTTTTCCACGGCTGTATCTCGGTGATGCCGACCTGATTAAAAAGCAGGCGCAGTTTTGGATCGTTCCACAAAGTGTGATGCTGATCGAATGTGTCTATCTGTCCGCCCATGATGTACGCCTCCCACGGGAACGGCTTGCCACTTTGATCTTCTTGATCTCGGTCAAGTTGCGCACGGCGAATGATCTCGTCAAAGTCAGGAACTGCGATGCGCAGGATTCCACCTGGCTGCAGTTTGTCAACCCAGTGCTGCACGACCTCGAGCAAGTAAGGACGCTCGATGTGCTCAAGTACATGACTCGCACGGATCTCCTCGATCGATCCATCTGCGAACGGGAGAAATGAGACATCGTTGTTGGTGCTCCAGTCCCACGGTGTGTAGCCTTCGATCCGAGCTTGTCCGCATCCTAGGTCTAGTTTCATGCGACTCAACATACCACGACAAAAGACAACGGCTCGGAATCTTTCGACTCCGAGCCGTTGGGGATTGAAACTTGAAACTCGTATCAGGACGGATTCACGACAACGCCAGCATTCTGGTTCGTTGCGGTGATCGGTGCTTGCTCGCCTCGTGCGAGCGTGCCTGTGATGCCGACGATTCCTGTTGCCCCACCGTTGGTGACGAGAACACGGAAGTACCGCTTCTTACCACGCAGGTCAATGTTGAACACGCCTGCAGCCTTTTCAGTTGCTGCGTTTGTGCCACCTGTCAACGATGCCAAAGTCCAGTCTGTTCCCGCAACATAGCCAGTGACGGCTGCGAAGTTGGTCAAGACTGTGTCATCCGATTGCTGAATCGTAAGGACGGTGATGTAGTCCGTTGCATGGGTTGTCTTTGTGACAACCAACTGCAACTCCTCGTATCCCTTTGCATCGACGCTTGCTGAAATTGCCGTGCCTGCAGCCGAGAACGAAATCGGACCGAGTGCGACAACTGATTTGAGACCTTGTAAATTCATAGCCATAGTATTTTCCTTCTTTCTTTTGTGTGTAAATTAACCGCCGGCCTTGCATGTGACGATTGAACCTGCGGTTGATGAATCACCAACATTTGCGCAGACGAGATCCCAACGAGTTGTAGCACGATAGCAAAGCATATCGGTCTCGAAACTTGTCAGAGCGGAGTTGCTGAAGTCGACTGCAGTCTGTCGACGATCACCGAAGTACACGCCTTGCGACATGTCGCCGAAGTGGAATGCGACTGCGCCGTTTCCTGTCGTGCTGTTCATCGCTTGGCAAAGAACAACTGGATATCCTGCGAAGGAAAGTTGACCAGAGCCAGTCAACAAATCAGTCGCATTGTTTCCACCTGACAAATAAGCGAGCCGCAAAAACAGGTTGTTCCAAACTGCCTTGTGGCAGAAGATCTTTGCGTTTGCATTGTCTGCGTACTGCGGCAAGAGAGCGAATGTTGCTTGAACTTGATTCATCGTGATTGCAGTGAATGCGTTTGATGTTGCAGTTGATGTTCCTGCAGATCCGACTGCAGTTGCAAGTCCAGTGATGCCGCCATAGGTCGAGGTTGAGTCGCCGATGAATGCGCACTGATCTTCAAGTTTCGCCTGACTGTAGGCCATTTCTCCAGCCAAATCATCTGCAAAGTTGATGACGGCATCTTCGGAAAGTTCACTGCTGAACTTTGTTAGAACCATCGACTTCTTTGCGACGAGATTGATCTGGTCAAATGTGCCGTTTGTTTGGCTTGCAGTACTTGCTTCGCCGACAAACGATGCAGTCAAATTCGATGCTCGTCGTGGCATGCGCTTGATGTCGGATGACATCGGCACAACACGAGCGTGATTTCGGATGACTCCGAACGACTCTCGAAGCGTGATGATTGAGTTCTCGAACTCCTCCGGAACGATGAAACCGCCCGCTGAATTGTTGCCTTCGAGGTTTGCGATCTTGGTGACGATGCCGTTGTCAGTGCACCACTGCGCTGACTTCTTGTAGCCAAGGCAAGCCATTGCCCACGATCCGAAGCGGAATGCTTCGTCGTTGGTCTTGAAATTCTTGATTCGTGAGTAAACTTTATTTTCCACTGTGATTTCCTTTCGGGTTGTGATTGGGTGAGCGGCTGCCTTGTTGGAGAGTTCCAACTTGACGGCCTTGGCGACTTCGTCGGCGAGAGCCTTTGGCTCTTCAACGACTGCATCGGTTGCTTCGACAGCGGCTTCTTCAGCAACTGCCTCGGCGGGTGAAAGCATGACTTCGTACTTGATGTTCGCAGGGTCGACGGGGTTGCCGTCAGCGTCCACGATCACAAGTCCTTCGAGCATCAGATTCTTGGCGGCAGTAAACCGCTTTGATCCGACTTGATTTGCGAGTACCTGCAGATTTTTCTGCAGTTCCTCTACTGTGCACATTTTCATGTGGTGTCTCCTAATGATGGGAATAAATGAATTGAACTACGCCGCAGTTCGAGTCACTCGTTCGACCTGTCAGGGTCACCGATCCGAATCACCTGTATGACTTGACTATAGGCGGGTCAGCGAAACTGTCCACGCATCTTGGCGATCGTCAACTTCGCAGCGTCGGCAATGTCAGACTTGACGAACGCAGGCATGACGATCTGGACTCGATGCACCGGCTTGGGTTCGATCATGACTGGTGCAAGCTTCACACTTGGCACATTGCAGCCGAGAGCCTTGAGACTTGCGGTGCTCACGATGCCCTTGCTCACGGCGTTGATCAACGCTTCTTGATTGCTCGGGATCGAGACCACAGAGACCTCGAGGAGTTTCCACTTTGAGTAGACCTGCTTCACACCTGTTCCGTACTTGGTTGCGTCTTCTTTGCTCGCTCTGCGCACGCCGCCATCGAGCGGCATATATCCGATCGACACGCCCTTGAGTGCGCCGAACTTCATGAGTGCGCCCACGGTGTCAGGAAGCCATTCGCCTTCGTGTGTGTCGGGTCGTGGGGCGAGGACAAAGTCCGCATCGATCGATGACTCGCCACGGCGCATCGTGACCATCTTGCCGATGGGTTTGTTGGGATCGTGACTGTAGAGCAGGACGGGGTTCGCCTCGTACTCCTTGGAGTTCATGCCTGACGGGATCACGACATCCTGATCACGGTCGATGGCGTGCGTTGTGATGATCGCCGTGAACTTTGTCAGTCCATCGCCGATCGCCTTAAAGGTTGCGTTGCAGGTTTTTTGTAGGTTCATTCGTCAGGTCCTTCGTAGTCAATTACTGGTAGCAGGCTGCACCTGCAGTTCGGGTGCAGGGGCGGTCCGCTCGTGTCATCAAAGTCTAGTGCCATAGTTGCGCCACTTGCGCCTGTGATCGTTGCGCCCCGCTCGTAAAACGCATCCGTCACGCCGACCGACTTCTCGCCGAACTGTTTCGCTGCGGCTTCGCAGAACTCGCAAGCGAACGGAGACACAAGCCATGTCTTGCCCTTCACGACTCCGCTCGCCTCCCACGCTGCATTCTGTCCATCGGTGTATGCACGAGCAGACTCTGTCCGTGCGATCGTCTGCGCACGGTTCTCGTCGAAGCCTGCTTCCTCGAGCAGCCCGATCACATCAGTGCCTGTCGCAGTCTCCTCGATGCCGATGCGGATGATGTTCGAGACACGCTCGGCAAGTGACTCGCTGACTGATCGTGCCATGCGGATGGCTGCACGGTTGGTTGCCTCGACCACGAATTCGGAAGCCTTGCCAGAGAGCAGATTGAGATCAAGCGATCCACTCGGCAAGAGTGATGCGCCTTGCGATAGTCCAGCCTCTGCGATTGTTTGTGCGTACGGCTTGGCCGTGTTTGCGAGATCCTCCACAAGTTTGCGCTGCGATGCCTTGAGTGCTGCCTGGACTTCTTCGAGTTGTCGCTGCGTGATCGTGTCACCTGCACGAATTGATGCGGAGAGTTTGCGTGATACTTCTTCGATCACCTTGTCGATGTCGGCTTGTATGCCTTCGGCAAATGCACGAACGGCTCGAGCCTCGGTCGCCTCGAATGTTTCGCTGATGCCGTCCTTGACGATCACCTGCTTCTCTGCGGTGAAGTCGATCCACCAGAGCGGTGGCTTCGCTGACTTGCAGGTCTTGCATGGGCATGACTTGGCGTGGCTCATCGGATTGATGCCCCTTCAACATCACACACAACTAAATATTCTCCGAGATCTACTTGTGCGTGGACTGTTTCTATTGTGAGTCCAACAGAAGAAACCAACTGCTCAACTTGTGATCTTGTGTATCCGACAAGTTGTAATTTCGGCAATCCAATTAAGCCTTCTTCTTTCATCACGGTAAATACAATCCACTTCTTGACGATATTTTTGCATGCTTGCAACAGATCGAAAAGTAGTTGTTTGTTCTTTGCTTTGTCATCATCGATATTGTAAGTCACCGTTCCGTAGAGGCAGACGAGGTCGAACTTCTTATTCGGGATTCTCTTGTGTGTCGTGCAAGAGCAAAGCGCAAGCGCATCATCACGAATATCTACGGCTTCGTATGCGACTCCTGGCTTGTTCTTATCAAGCCACTTTGCAAGATTGCACGGACCTGACCCAACATCCAAGACCGAGGAAAATTCTAACGATGTCAAGATTCCAAAACGGCGTTGGTACTGCTCGTCGCTATATCCAGTTGACTCTGCCGTTGGATAAAAATAATTTATACCACGGGAGTCGGCCATACGATCTCCCTTGGATTTTCTTGATCGGTGACATCTCGCAACTCCTGACGGTAGACCGCCCACTCGGCTTTCTTCGCAGGTAGGAGCGGAGAGTCAGGCAACTGCGTCCAATCAGTAGCCGTCAATTCATTGTTCCGCATTGATCGGACAATTTCCCACGCATTGATATCGGAAATCGGATTGGCTGTTCGTGTTCCCGTGACGGTTTTGTTTACTGCGTCAACAACATTGACTACGGCAGACAAAATATAAAACTGACTTGAATCAGGGATGATTTCAGTATAAGGATAAAACGCATATCCAGCATTGCCCGACCACGACATATCCGACAACTCCGAATTGGAAAGAGCATTCGGATACGAAAGGTTCTTCCACGCCTTGGGAAGTTCGTTGTGAATGTTCACGATTTCGAGGTTGTAAAGTTCTGCGTATTTCATGTGCGTGTCGTTGCTGTAAAGGTGTCTAATGTTGCGTTGCTATCCGAAGTATTTTTTACTGTGACTGTTGTAGTCGGTGTACCAACAGCAGAACGAATAGGAACAAAAACTAAAAACTGATTATTGGAAATTGTTATTGTTCCGTTGTGCAAAATATTTAGGTAACTATTAGATAGTGGTGGCGATGTAAGTGCTGGAACAGTAGATGTACTTTGCACCTTGTAATACAGTTCCACAAAAGCGACATCAGAAAGTTCTATTTGCAATGTTATTGAAGTAGTTATTCCTGATATTTGCTGAACTTGATAAAGATATTGGTATTGTGATTTAGTAACAGTGACCTGAGTGTTTGGCCAATTCACAGCGTTAGGTGTGTTGTCGCTGCCACCGCCCGATGCTTTCTTAGCGTAAACGCAAATCGTGTGTGCGAGTCCTTGCAGCATTAGAAGTTCTGCCCTCCAACAAATCCAAACCAAGTCGTGCCGCCGTCACGAGTCAAGAATGAAAAAACATCTGTCTTGTTGTTTGTCGATGTGTATGTTGGCGAAGTTCCGCCTGCCCAAGTAACGGCAGTTGCACCAATATTCCAAGTCATCGTCCGTGCAGTTCCATCTCCAACAAACAACAACGAGAAGCCGACTGCGTTTGCGTTGCCATTGTCGGGAATGTTTGTCACATTGAGACCCGTGCAGGTGACCGTAATTTTTGATCTAAAAACTTGCGCCGTAGTTAGGTCAAGTGCAATCTGCGATGATGCGCTTGTAAAATCTCCAAGATCGCTGAACCGCTCAAAGTAATCCAAGAACTCTGCACGAGAAATGACATTGTCTTGAGAGTTAATGTTGCCGCTGAGTGTCAACCCTGTCAGCGTCCCAACGCTTGTGATATTTGTTTGCGCTGCAGTTGTCACCGTGCCTGCAGTCGTCGCAGATGTCGCACTCGTCGCAGTCGCTGCGTTGCCGTTGACACTTCCGACGATCGTGTTTGTGACCGTCAAGTTCGCAAGCGTTCCTACGGATGTCAGGCTTGACGCAAGAACATTCGAGGCGAGAGTTGCACCTGTGAGCGTTCCAGCGTCTGCAGGTCCACCACCTCCTGCATTGCCATTGAGTTTCTGTATTGCCTGCAGGATCGTGTCAGTTGCCGCAACCGTGCCCGCTCCGCTGACATATCCCGTGATGACTTTGCCGATGACTGCGCTGTTTGTGACGGTTGCAGTCAGTCCACTTGTCGTCACCTCGCCTGTGAGGTTTGGATTCGTGACCGTGCCTGCGGTGAAACTTGCGCCAGTGCCACTGATATTCGTCCCGACCAAGGCGGATGGAGTGCCGAGATTCGGTGTCACCAAAACAGGACTCGTTGCAAACACCAATGCACCTGTTCCTGTGTCATCGGAAATAACGCCTGCAAGTTCACTACTTGTCGTCGCTGCAAACGCACTCAATTTGTTTGCCGTCAATGCAACAGTTCCAGTTGCATCTGGAAGTGTGATTGTGCGATCAAGCGTTGGTTCTGTGGCCGTCAGAGTTGTCTCGTTGGCATCAGCAGTTGCGCCTTCAAATACAATGTTGACTGGAGTTGTGACAGTGCCATCGGATTTGTTTCCAAGGAAAAGATCGCCACCTTCTATTTGAACTTGACCAAGTCCTTGATCTAAGTTCGTTATTGTTAGAACTGCGAAATCTCCAACTTCCACTGAACTTCGATTTGGCGCAAGTACTAAATTTCCAAATGGTGCAATGCTTAACTGATTTGCATCTGCACTATTTGTGGCAATGACACCAGTTGTATTTCCCAAATTCAATACGGGATTTCGTATGTATGCGTTGCCTGTCGTAGCACCCAAAGTCATTGCAGTCGCCGCTCCAAATCCGTTCACAGTTGTCGAGGTCGTGTTGAACACATCCATCGATGCACTCCCAACGACTGATGTAGCGAATGTTGGAGTAGCAGCAAATACAGCCGCACCAGTTCCTGTTTCGTCAGTGAGAGCGGTGCGTAGCTGCGCAGAAGTGAACGAGCCAAGTACCGCTGCATTTCCTGTGGAGGTGATATGCCCTGTTAGATTTGCGTTCGTAGTTACCGTCGCCGCATTGCCGCTAACGCTGCCTGTGATCGTTGCGCTGACAGTCAAGCCTGTGAGCGTTCCAACAGATGTGATTGCAGGTTGCGCTGCAGTCGTGACTGTGCCTGCGGTCGTTGCGCTTGTTGCAGTCGTTGCAGTCGTTGCGGTCGCTGCGTTGCCTGTTGTGTTCTGATTCCAAGTCGTCACAGTCCCTGTCAATCCAGAGTATGGCACATTGGTCGCAGTTGCTGCATTGCCTGTCACGCTTCCAGAGATTGGATTTGTGACGGTCAAGCCTGTCAATGTGCCGACCGAGGTGATTGCAGGTTGCGCTGCAGTTGTGACCGTTCCTGCAGTTGTTGCCGATGTTGCAGATGTAGCAGTTGCTGCGTTTCCGTTGATGCTGCCGACGATCGTGTTTGTCACAGTCAAGCCTGTCAATGTTCCGACACTGGTGATCGCAGGCTGCGCAGCCGTTGTCACAGTTCCTGCGGTTGTCGCACTCGTCGCAGTTGCTGCGCTTCCGCTGACGCTGCCTGTGATCGTGTTTGTCACCGTCAGATTCGCAAGCGTGCCAACCGAGGTCAAACTCGACGCAAGGACATTTGATGCCAGAGTTGCACCGGTGAGAGTTCCAGCCGCTGCTGCACCGCCGCCTGCGTTGCCGTTTAATTTCTGGATCGCTTGAAGGATCGTGTCGGTCGCAGCGACTGTTCCTGCGCCGCTCGTGTATCCAGTCAGCACCTTGCCGATGACAGCACTATTTGCAACGGTCGCAGTGAGTCCGCT